AGGCACTGGTACGCAGGGTTGAGGTGCTAGAGAAGAAGCTAGCAGAACAACCGAAGCGTGGCAGACCTAAAAAAGAGGATGAGCAGAATGGATGAAGGACGCTTAAAGTCGATCTTGGCTAGTGAAATAGACAATGCTATTGGCTATCTGGACAGCGAAACTACACAAGCAAGAACTAAAGCACTAGAGTATTACTTACGCCAGCCTTACGGAAACGAGGTCGAGGGACGCAGTCAGGTGGTGACAGGTGAGGTAGCTGAATCTATCGACGGTGCGTTACCACAGCTAATTCGTGTTTTCACGCAATCAGATGAGATTGTCCGGTTTGAACCCCGTGGGCCAGGCGATGATGAGGGCGCAAAGCAAGCGACAGAGTATTGCAACTGGGTGTTCTATACACAGAACCCTGGCTTCACCATCCTGCACAACTTCTTTAAAGACGCGCTAATGCAGAAGGTGGGCCTGGTAAAAGCCTACTGGGACGATAGGGTTGATGTCACAAAAGAGACTTATGAGAACCTATCAGACGAAGAACTGATACTCTTGATGTCCGATGGCCAGCGTGAAGTGCTGGAGCAGGACACATCAGAGATTGAGACGGGCGAGGTAGACGAGCAGGGTCAACCTGCTATGTTCCGTAGCCACAGCGTGGTTATCAGCAAGAAGATCAAGCGCGGCGGCGTAAAGGTCGAGAACATTGCACCAGAGGAATTTTTAATATCCAAACGTGCGATCAATATCAAGGAATCTCCATTTGTTGCACAGCGCAAACTGCTTCCTCGGTCTGACCTGATTGCGATGGGGTTTGACCCTGATGTAGTGGGCAACCTACCAAGCTACGATGAGCTAAGTTATACAAGTGAGCGACTGGCGCGGTACTCGCAAGGTGAGCAACCGCACCAAGACACTAGCTTAGACGAGGCAATGCAAGAGATCGAGGTCTACGAGTGCTACATCAGGACAGACGTAGACGGTGATGGTATTGCTGAACTGCGTCAAGTGTTTTATGCAGGCTCTGAGATTCTAGCAGACGTAGAGACGGACTATATGCCGTTTCACTCTATCTGCCCTATCCCAATCCCGCACAAGTTCTTTGGCGAGTCGATGGCTGACCGAACCATGGATATTCAGCTAATCAAGTCCACTGTTGTACGTCAGATGTTGGACAACCTGTACCTATCAAACAATGCCCGTGTTGGTGCTGTGGAAGGGCAAGTTAACCTAGACGATCTGTTAAGTGTCACACCTGGTGGTGTGGTACGGATGAAAAACGCCAACGCTGTCGTGCCGATGCCTATCCCGCAGGTGATGAGCCAAGCATTCCCGATGTTGGAGTACTTGGACAACCAGCAGAGCAAGCGCACAGGCGTTTCAGATGCACAGCAAGGATTAGACCCTAATATCCTACAGAACGTCACGGCGGCGGCTATAGCGGCCTCTACGCAGGCTTCTAGTGGCAAGTTAGAGTTAATTGCACGAATATTTGCTGAAAGTGGCGTTCAAAGTCTTTTTATGGGCATTCTTCAGCTTGTGTGCAAGTATCAGGACAAACCGACGATCATGCGTTTGCGCGGAAAGTACATTGAGGTTGACCCAAGAACTTGGTCTAATCAGTACGACATGTCGATCAACGTAGGTCTAGGCACTGGCAACAAGCAAGAGCAGATGGCGATGTTGCAGATGGTTCTAGCCAAGCAAGAGGCTATCTTGCAACAGTACGGGCCAAGCAACCCACTTTGTACTGTCGGACAGTATCGCGCTACGCTTGGCAGGTTTATTGAAGCTGCTGGGTTTACGGATAGCCAAGAGTTCTTTAACGAGATTACGCCAGAAGTTGAGCAGGCATTAGCACAACCCAAGCCACCACAGCAAGACCCACAGTTGCAAGCGTTAATACAACAGGCTGAGATGCAGAATGAGATTGCCCGTCAAAAGGCAATGGCAGACATCCAGCTACGTCAAGCCAAGGCACAGGCTGATATAGAGTCTGAGCGTGAGAAGGCGGCGGCAGAGCTACAACAGTCCAGGGAACAGGCAATGCTGGATATGCAGATTGCTCGTGAAAAACTAGCCGCTGATATACAATTGAAGCGGGAAGAACTGTCTGCTGAGATTATGCTTAAACAGAAAAAACTTCAGGCAGATTTAACCGCAAACGTGAGGCTGGTATGAGTGGACAAATAGCACAGGAATTACAGAGCAATCCACAGGCGATGCAGAGAATTGCGCCACTGATTCAGTCGGCGTTATCTCAAGTACCGCAACAGCCTATGCAACAACGTCAGCCAATGCCGCAACAAATGCAACAGCCGATGCAAGCTATGGGTATGTCACAAATGGGGTACAACCCGTTTATGGCTATCCAGCAGATGCAAAGACAACCAGCACAGGCGCAAAACCCTTTCTTCGGTGGTTCTATTCCAATGCAATTCGGTTTGCCACAAATTAATCAAGTACCTATGGGTTATGTTTCTCCATTAGCTGGGTTCCGACCAGGCGACTTTGCTGAGTTTAAGAAAGATAATAGTAACAACGGTATGAGTTACAACGATATGAGTTCTGGGCAGGATATGCTTAATAGTGAAGGCGATTAATGGATAAAGCACAACGCGCACAGTTACTGATTACTGACGACTTCTTTGTCGAGGAGATCAAGAACATGCGTGATGGGTGCGTCCAGACATTTGAGAACAGTAGGGCGGATGACTACGAGATTCGTGAATCTGCTTACCAAAAACTAAAGTTTATAAATGAGATTGTTTCTCATTTTGCTTCTATTGCTGACGGTCAACAGATACTGGAAAAGCGGTGGAAGATACTGTAATTCGTCCCATATTGGGGCAATGCCGACACCTAGCGGATTTACTAGGTAATAGGGTAGAAAGATGAGCGAAAACATGACACCCCAAGAGGGTAGTGGGCCGCTATCAGTGGGATCAGCCGCTGATGCACTGTTAGGAATGATGGGCGGCGAGGACTCGCAAGAGCAACCAGACACCGAACCAGAAGTCCGTGCGGGGGCAGAGGAAGCCGAAGGTGAGTACCAACCAGAGGCAGAGCAGGATAGCGAAGAGCAGGAAGAAGAGCAGCCTAAATACCGTGTCAAAGCCGCTGGCGAAGAACGGGAGGTAACGCTTGATGAGCTTGTTCGTGGTTATCAGCTTGAGGCAGATTACACAAAGAAAACCCAGACCCTTGCGGAAGAACGTAAAACGGTGGAAGCCGAGCGTTCACGTATCCAAGAGGCTACACAACTGAGAGACCAGTACGCTCAACGGTTGCAAATGATTGAGCAAATGCTTCAGTCAGCACCCCAAGAGAACTTGGAAGCACTGAAAGACACCGATCCAATCGGCTACGCAGTAAAGGTCGCAGAGCAAAGCCAGAAAGAGAAACAGCTATCGGCATTACAAGCGGAACAGTACCGAATTGCACAAATGCAACAAGCGGAACAGTCGCAGAACCTGTCTAGCCATGTGGCTCAAGAGGCGCAGAAGTTAGCTCAAGTAATCCCCGACTTTGCTGACAAGGAGAAGGGCGAAACAGTCCGCAAGGAACTTCGTGCTTTTGCTAAGTCCGTTGGGTACTCGGATCAGGAACTATCAAGTGTATATGACTCTCGTGCAGTCCTGACGCTGTACAAGGCGGCGCAGTACGACAAACTTATGCAGAATAGACCAGAGGTGCAAAAGAAAGTATCTCAGGCTCCTAAGATGCTTAGGTCTGGCGCAACTGCCCAGCGTTCACCAGATCAGGATCAAGTGAACAAACAGAAACAGCAGTTGAAACGCTCAGGACGAGTGAAAGACGCTGCTAACCTTTTCGAACGATTCTTATAAAGGAAGTATCATGGCTGTATTTCAAGCACACACCGCTATTGGTCAGCGCGAAGACCTAACCGATGTCATTTACGACATCAGCCCCACCGAGACCCCACTGCTTAACACCTTGGCTCGTACCAAGGCTACCGCAGTATTCCACGAGTGGCAGACAGACAGCCTAGCCGCTGCTACCACTGCAAACGCTGCTGTTGAAGGTGCAGATGCATCGTCAGCTACTTTGGCTCCTACGACCCGTTTGGGCAACTACACGCAGATCGTTCAAAAGACGATTCAAGTGTCTGGTACGCTCGACACAGTTAACAAAGCTGGTCGCAAGTCAGAGAAGGCATATCAGTTGGCTAAGGCTTCTTCAGAGCTTAAGCGCGACATCGAGACCATCTTGGCATCGAATCAAGCACGCTCGGCTGGTAACAGCTCAACTGCCCGCAAGTTGGGTTCTTTGTTGTCATGGCTCAAGACCAACACATCGGAAGGTGTGTCTGGTGCTGATCCAGTGACCATTGGCGAATCAACGCGCTCAGACGGTACATTGCGTACCTTTACAGAAACCCTGCTCAAGGATGTCATCCGTGGCGTGTTTGAATCGGGTGGTACACCTAAGATTCTGTTGGTTGGCCCAGCCATCAAGCAGAAAGTGTCAACGTTTGCTGGTATCGCCGAACAGCGTTACATGGCTCCTGCTGATGCGCCTACCACCATCATTGGTGCGGCTGACGTGTATCTCAGCGACTTTGGTTCAGTCTCTGTTGTCCCTGATCGCTTCCTGCGTTCACGCGATGCCTTCGTGCTTGATCCTGAGTACGCAGCAGTTGCCTATCTCCGTCCGTTCGCCACAAACGAACTGGCCAAGACTGGTGACAGCGAGAAGACACAGATTCTTGCTGAGTTGACCCTTGAAGTGCGTAACGAAGCCGCTCATGGCTTGATTACGGACATCAACGCTGCTCTGTAAACGGAGAAAGGGGAGGGGGAAACCTGTCCCCCCCCCCATACTTATGGCAAAACTATTTAGCTCTGACTCTTTCACTGGTAGATACACCATTGCACACGAAGACGGTGACGGAGGGATTATCCTAGAGACTAAGCAAGACGTATCTAAAATTATTGATGCGAACAAAAGACAGTACAACGATGTCACTTCTCAAGATAAGTGGGGAGACCTGACACACGTTGCACGGTTGCCGTTGACAGTGGTAGACGAATTAAACCGAAAGCGCGTTATGCGTGGGTTTGCGGTGATCGACGAAAAGGCGTTCAAGATGTTTTTAAACGACCCCGACAACCGATTCTTTCGCACAAGGCCAGGACAAGTATGAAGCTAGCTATCTGTGTTCCATGCCGAGACCAAGTAATGGCAGGGTTTTGTTTTGACCTAGCCAAGATGGTTGGCTACCACAGCCGCAACACGGATGATGAGATACAGATATACCAGATGCCTGGTACGCTGATATTTCACCAGCGTGAAAAGTTAGCTAAGACAGCACTAGAGGCAGGCGCAGAGGCTATCCTTTGGATTGACTCAGACATGCGGTTTCCAGCAGACACGTTAGAAAGACTGCTTTCACACAATGTAGAGATTTGTGGTGTAAACGCTACCACTCGTGTAGAGCCTATTAAACCCACGGCTTTAGACCTAGAGATGATAGAGGGAAACCCAGTGTTTCATAAGGTAGAGACACGGGGCAAGGATTATGTCGAGGAAATCTCGGCAGTTGGATTTGGGGTAACGCTAACCCGTCGAAGCGTGTTTGAAAAGATGGCACAGCCTTGGTTTGACATTCTATGGACGGACGCTGGTGGCATTATCGGCGAGGACGTGCATTTCTGCATCAAGGCTCAGGACTACGGGGTTAAGACGTATGTTGACCAT